CATTTACTTCTTCTGCTTGTGCCGAATCTTCTGCACCTTCTTCTTCATCTTGTCCGGCATCTGCAATTGCTAATGCTTTATCTTCACCAGCTTCTGCATTTTCATCTGCTGTAGTTTCGGCAGCGCCGCTGTCAGGAGCGTTAGCTTCGGCAGCAATTTCAATTTCTTGATCGTATGATTCTACTTCATCGACCATTTCTTGACCTTCATCACATGAATGACCGGCTTCCATCATGCCACCACATGATTCACATGTGCCTTCATGTCCGTGCTCATCGTCATGACCTTCTTCGTCAGCATAATCTTCAGAACCGCCTTCATCGCCACCTTGTCCTGTTAGCTTCTTCATAAGAGCCATCATGCCATCGTGGTCATCAACTACTTCAATGCCATCATGGTCGTGTGTAATACCGCTGTCTTGAGGAACACCGTAACCATTGTTTTCGTCACCACCAAACAAACCTAATCCAGCTTGCTTAATAATGCTCAATAGTTGATCGGCTTCACCGTCTTGTGCTGATACTGTTACTGAATCAGGAGAACCTTGTTGTCCTTTACTAATAGAAACAGTCATACCTTCATCTACTTTGCCTTCTAACAATGCATTTAGTTGACTGTCTAGACTTTCAAATGTAGAATCATAACTTGTTCTATCAGTGAATGATTTTCCGCCAACACTGAACTTACCACCTTTTGGTGTACGAGCTAATGCCGCAGTGAATGCGTTACCTTCATCCATGTCTGCTTCCATCGCTTGATTTGCCATACCGCCTGGTGTTGCTGGTGGCATTGCTGGTGCTTGTTCATAAACACCTTGACCATAGCACTCATCTAGGCCTTCTTTATAGCCTTCATGGTACATACGAGCTTCTTCCATGTCTTCATAGTTCTTACCACAGTGACTGTGGCCTTTTAATCCATGTGACTTACCACTTAGTCTTGCGGCTTGTAAGCTTTGTTCCATGCCTTCTTTAACTTTCTTTTTCTGATCCTTTTTAGCGAATGGATTTACACCTTTCTTAGGTGCTGCACCTTTCTTCTTGCCTTCGTTGTCATCCTTACCCGGCTTTTTGTCAGCCCAATCAGGAACTCCATCACCGTCATCATCTGGCTTTTTATTTTTAGAAGCCTCAGGCTTTTTCTTAGTATCTTTCTTAGCAAAAGGATTAACACCCTTCTTAGCTTCCAATACACCTTGATTACGACCAGCACCTAAACCAGCACCCATATCAACTTGATCTGATGGCATGTCTGCCTCGTTAGTCTTAGCACGTAGTTTAGCTAACACTGCGCCTGCAATACGTTTACCTTTTTCGCCACCTCCGGCAGATTTTTCAATCTTAGCAAAGTTCTTACCTGGCTTACCAATGTCTTTACCCGCGGCTGCTTTCTTAGCACTGTAGTCTTCTTCCGCTACACCTTGTTGCGGTTTACCAGCACCACGTTGTTGCATACTAGCACGAATGTTATTCAATGCACCACCTTGACCAGATTGCATACGGTCACGAACTGCATTTAAAGCACCACCTTCAGATACTTCATCAGGCATCAATGTCATTTCGCCCTTACCAATAGATTGTTTAATCTGATTAGCAAGTTGCGGGTTGTTAACTGTACCTAAGGTCTTGTTACCTTGAGCAATAACTTGTGTGTTTTGTGCTGGTTGACCTGCAACTTGTTGTTGCTGGCCAGGCTGTGATGTTTGGCCAGGTTGCTTAGGCATTTGACTCGCCGGCTTAATAGAAATTTGTTCTGCTTCAGCAATGTATTTTGATTCGATAGATTCTACCCAGTCTTTTAAAGTGTGCTTCTTCTTAGGTAGCTTATCTAACTCTTTACCTTTTGGCTTGTTACCAACCATAAAGTCTTGTAGATTTTTAGCATTGTCATACTTCTTGACTTCACCATCAGAATCTGCATCTTTCTTAGGACGACCGCGTCCTTTCTTAGGAGCATCAACTTTTACTTTTTTGCCTTCTTCGTCCTCGTCATCTTTACGACCGTAGCCACCAGGCTCGGCAGTATGAACACGGCCTTTGCCTGTTTCTTTTGTTGCTTCATTCAACTGGTCAAGTTGAGATAATAAATTTTTGAAATCCATTTTATGTTTCCTTTATTTTCTTGCGCCAGTTTGTGGCTTTTGTGGACGAGTAATCTTGCTCATTGGACTGTTACCGCCTTTTGGATCTTGTGGAATAGCTTTGAACGGATCAAACGCACTAGGTGTTACTTTACCTGTATATTGCATTTGAATCTGGTTGCCCTTCATTTGTTCTTTAACGCTTGGTAGATATGAGTCACCGTATGCTTTGTTTGCATCTTTAGCTCCTGGCATGTCTTCTAATTCAGTGTGATTTAATAGAGGACTATGACTTTCTTCATTGTCATAAGCTTGTGCCTCACTGTTAATACTATCATTGTAGTTTGTTTGAATAGCACGAACCATGTTAACGTTGTATCCCAACAATTGAGCAACTTGCTGAATCATTGGTTCTGTTGCTGGATATCTAAAGTTAGCTTTGATAATCGTAACAGATTGATTACGTAGTTCAGGAAATCCGTATGGATCTTTCTGAATAGGTGTGCTAGATGGCGAACTAATGTTAACGGCGTCGAACTTCTCTTTTAGATTGTGTGAAAACAAATCTAAGAAATTCTTGTCAACATCGCCGGCGATCTTAATGGTATAATCGTAAAGCTTTACGCTTTCGGTGATATATTGTTTTAGGCTTCTCATTGCTTATTCCTGTATCTAGTATTTATCATTGTTGATCTTTTTTGGCTGAGAGGATTCTAAGCAGTTCATTTCGATCCAATACTTGACCCTCACCTAACGGTGTATTCTCAATTTCTTCTGTTTTTTCGGTCATTTTGTGATCTAATGCCGCTTTCTTAAGCTGTAACTCAATCATCTTAAGCTTTTTGTTCATCTTGGCTGTTTTTGCAGTGATAGCATGTCCTAACATACTACTAGCACTATTGAAGATTTCGCTTGCAAATCTACTATCAACTTGCATACCCAAATCTATCAAGTCTTTGTAGCTAGTTTTTGCTAGCTCTGCTAATTCATCCATCTCAATGTCACTTGCATCTAGCCCACGAACTTGAGGTAACGCATTCTCAATCTTTTCTAAATTGGTAAGTGCGTCTTGTGTTATCTCTTGTGCGTCCTCAGGTATAGGTCTAGTGAGAGTATCAATCTCACTCTGCGGTAATTCAAAGAGTTCTTCTAATTTCTTTGTCATAAACAGTATTTATTTACCTGCTTCTACCATTGTAGAAAAGGTCATCTTCTGTTATGACTCTAAATGTATAACCTTGGCTTTTACAATAAGCCATTGCAGACGCCCACTTAGCATGGTTTATTGCTACAACCATTCTATCTTTTTGGCTAGCAACTTTACTTTCAATTATACTTTGTTTTTTAGGTTTAATCTCTACTACTTCTGCGACCTTCTGTCCATGCCTGTTTTGATAAACTACAAAGAAGTCAGGTACATAAGTAGTAGGTTTTCCTGTGAAAGGATGCTTGTATGGAATGCGTAATGATTCACTAGCCCAATATAGTACGTTATTGTTTGTATCACAAAACGTCATGAACGTGAGTTCCCAACCCGATCTATACCTAGGTTCGTGTTTACCTATGTATTTTTGTGGGTGCTTTGGAGTATATAGACCTTGTGCCCACTTAGCCATGTTACAATACTACGTTTCTAGCAACGGGTATAACTGGTGCAGGAATTACGCTAACACCGTATAATGATGTTTTAGATTTTAAGCTATTCAACCAGTAACAAATTTGTTTGTTCATTGCCAATGAACCATTGACACCTTGAAGTTCCCCGAGTAGTACTTGAACGTTCACTCCGGTTTGTGTAGAAATTCGAAACAAAACGGTTGTAAAATTATTAGCGATGTTGGTATCTCCGCATACTCTAGTGAAATAGCCGTGCACAAGGTCATACTCACTGGCATTCACTCTCATGTTTGCCTGATAAAATGCATCAAAGATTCTTACTGTTCTATCAAGCGATGTTT